GGAACATAGCCAGTACCATAAACACTTCAGAGCTTACACTCTTTGGTGGTACCACTGGTAACGGTGCTAATATACAGTTGAACGGAGCCTCTGCGGGCACACCAAGTGTCGCCTTTATAGATGCGGTGCGAACACAAGTACGGTCCCTGGACGGTGGGACCATACTTCTTGATGTCGACGACGGCAATAATGTCGTGAAGATCAACACGCGATTGCGGTTGGGACCGTTTGGTACCGAGGGCGGTGAACTTATATTCCAAAATACAGCAGGCAGCGCAGACCAATTCACCATCGATGTGAACGCCGCTGATTCTATGCGGATACGTCTAGCTGGAACTGTTGTAGTTCAGATATCCTCAAATGGTAATCTACAGATGCCTAATCTTGGTGAGTATGCTAATGACGCGGCTGCGGCCGCAGCCGGAACCCCTGTTCTGCTCAACGAAATGTACGTTAACTCATCTACTGGTGCTGTTACTAGGCGCCTGACATGATAATGCAGAGTGATGTCGGCTAAGAATGTAATAGATTTATAAATAGTAATAATTGGAACATGCTGTGAAAGAATATAGTTTGGGTTATGGGGTTTCGAAACAACGGGAATTAAAAAATGACACATAAAAAACTATCAAATGCTGTAAAAATAATAATAACAGCATTAATAGCAACCAATTTAATATTTTTAACGGTAGCTCTACTAGGCCGAGTGGCTGGTGGATATATCGAATATTACTATTATCCTGTTATGGTGCCAGGGGAATTTATTTCTGCTGAAGAAGCAACGAATGGATATTCTGCAATTTCTTATAATGCTTTTAAACTTAGAGATTGTGATTGGACAGAAACGAAATGGTATTTCGGCAATCCGGAAGATCACATTCACAGTTTAAGAATTCCAATGTTCCACGGAGAAGCTCCAGAGATAAGAGAAGTCGGCGAACATATTTGGAGAAACACTTATATAAATCTACCCGTCGAAGCGATAAGAGATAATAGCTATGCGATTTCGTTCCATTCTTGCAATCCATTTTGGGAAACTCAGAGTTTATTCTTTGTCGGTAAAAATGTAACATCACATATTGATGATAAATAAAGATAATCTTATTCTATAAGGAAAAAATATGGCACAACCTACTACAAGACAGGAATTTACAGATTATTGCTTGCGCAAGCTAGGCGCACCTGTGATCGATATAAATTTATCAGATGAACAAATAGATGATCGGATAGATGAAGCGATTGATTTCTATCGAGATTATCATTATGACGGTTCTCAGCTTGTTTATTTGAAGCATATTATGACTCAACCCGAGATAGACCAAGGATGGGTTCCAGTAGATAGCAATTTGCTTGGAGTTACCAGAATTTTTGATTTGACAACATCTACGGGTTCTGGTATGTTTAATGTGCAATATCAATATGTCTTGAATAATTTGTCCAGTATGACAGGATATTCTGTTGTAGATTATGTTATGTCAATGACACATCTTTCGTTAATGCAAGAAATTCTTGCAGGTAAACCTATGATAAGATATAATCGAAGAGTAGATAAACTATACATTGATGTCGGCGAAGGAGATTTGACTGTGGGAGAATATATTATCATCGAAGGATATGATATAATAGATCCTGATGTATATTCAGATTTTTGGAAAGATCGTTGGCTGCAAAACTATGCTGCAACTCTTATCAAAGAAAACTGGGGGAATGTCCTTACAAAGTTCCGCGATTTTCAAATGGTTGGCGGAACAACTTTCAACGGCGAACAAATTTTATCTGACGCGAGAGAAGAAAGACTAAGGATGGAAGAACAAGCAATTAACACACTACAGCCGTTGGTTTTCAACTTCATCGGCTAATATTATTCACCCAACCATCCTTGTTTTTATAAAGGATAAACCTATTATACCATATCCAGAAAAGAGTGTCAACCCCTAAAATGCGATCTTTCAAACAATTTTTCAATGAAGGATATATGGTCCAGTATATCCGCGACAAAGATCAAGATGTGTTAAAGTTGAAAACCTCTAAAGATCGCAGTTGGGTGGAAGTTAGAGGCAAGAAAAATTACGAAATATCGTATGACGAAAACGATTCAATGCATAGAGCGATTGATGGTCTAGGCAAGGCTGCCAATATATCAGATTTGATGAACGGAGATATAATTAACATTGATCCTAAACATATTCACGGTAAAAAATCAATTGACATGATAAAGAAATTAATGAAGTAAGGTAAGAAAATGGCAACGAATACATTCTTTCGAAACTATAACAAATACGGCAATGAAGCAAATCTTATCGAAGATTTGACAATTGAAAGTATTCATATTCATGGTGTAGATACGGTATATCTTTCGAGATCACTCCAAGCAGTAGATGATATCTTAAATGAAGATGATTTATCAATATTTGATCAAGCATTTGAAATGGAAATGTATGTCAAATCTGTTGATGGTCTAGGCGGGGAAGGTGATTTCCTGTCTAAGTTCGGATTGACTATACGAGATCAAATTACTTTTACCGTAGCAAATCGTACATTCGAGCGTTATGCAACTCGAGTTGATCCGACTCAAATTAGACCTCTCGAAGGCGGCCTGATATACTTCCCAATGAATGATAAGTTCTTTAAGATAATGCATGTTGAGCACGAATCAGTATTCTATCAGTTAGGTAAGCTCAATGTCTTTGATTTGAAATGTGAGTTGTTTGAATATTCTAATGAGAGGTTCCAGACAGGAAGAACTGAAATTGACACATATTGGGCTGATTATAATACCGAAGGTGCTAACACATCTCTTACTGATTTAAACAACATCGATCCTATATCTAAAAACATTTTCTTTGAAACTGAAGCAAATGATATCTTAGATTTTTCGGAAGATGATCCGTTTCAAGAAGTAATTTCAAGTCCGACAGATGTGTAAATGGCACACATTAGAAAAAGATATAAATAATAGTAATGAAGTTAAAACAACTGGAATGTGGTTGTGAGAATTAATAGGAAATAAAATGACGATTGTTAATCATTTTTATAATCAAACGACGAGACGTTATATTGCTCTGTTCGGTTCGCTTTTTAATAAAATGGCGATAACGAGAGATGACAATACCGGCGCCGAAATTCAACGTGTTACTGTGCCCATCGCGTACGGACCTTATCAAAAATTTCTTGCTAAAGTAGTCCAAGATCCCAATTTAAATCAGCCGTCTGCGATTACACTTCCGAGAATGTCTTTTGAGATAACTTCAATGAACTATGATGGTCCTAGAAAAACAAGTTCAGTCAATCGTTTATTTTTAAACGCAGATGCCGATAACAAAGAATCATTCCTATATTCTCCTGCGCCTTATAATCTCGAGTTTAATCTTTATATAATGACAAAATATGCAGAAGATGGTACAAAAATAATAGAACAGATTCTGCCTTATTTTAAACCAGAATATACTTTTACCGCAAAGATAATTGATGATTTGCCCGCAATTGATCTGCCTCTAGTTTTGAATTCCGTTTCTGTTGAAGATATCTATGATGGCGATTTCGAAACCAGAAGATCATTGATGTGGACACTTTCATTTACATTTAAAGCATTTTATTTTGGACCGACTAGACCGTCTACAGTAATTAAGTTTGTCGAAACAAATCTCAGTCCTAGAACTGAAACCGATGCTACTGCAACTCAAAGAATCACAGTACAACCAGGTTTGACTGCAAATGGCGCACCAACTACAGATATAAACGATACGGTAGCTTATCAAACCATTGAAATTGGGGATGATTGGGACTTTATAACCATAATCGAAGAACCAGTAGTAGAATAAGGATTACATAATGGCCGAAGAACACAATTCAATAGATAGAGCGTTAGGTCTCAGACCCATGGAAGAAGCAAAAGACGAATTGGATATTGTAGATATCCCAACGGAAGTTGAGGATGAAATATCCGAAAATCTGCCAGAAGTTGCCGAAGGAAAGATTACTTCGATAGTTCCTATTAATGCCGAGGAAGATGAAACTTTCAAAGATATTGAAAAAGCACGCAGCAATATAGAAAATATCATAAGCCAAGGCGACGAAGGTCTTACGGAAATGATGACTTTAGCAAAACAATCTGAAAGTCCTAGGGCTTACGAAGTAGCAGCAAATTTGATGAAGACTATGCTCGAAGCAAATAAAGACTTTGTCGAGATGTCGCTGAAAAAGAAATATCATAGAGAAGAACTTGAAGCACCAAAACAAGACGAAGCTTCGCAAACTAACGTCACCAATAACAATCTAATTCTCAGCACGAGTGAATTGTTGAAGCTGATAAAAGAAGGAAGTACATAATGATTAAATTTAAATATGATGGGCTAAATGAATGGGCTAAATGTCGTGATGATATAGTATATTTTGCTGAAAAGTACATAAAGATATATCATCCAGTAAATGGCATTCAAGCCATAGTACTGAATGCAGCTCAATTGAATATTATAGATAAGCATAAAAAGTATAAAGTTTTTTCAGAATTGTGTGAAAGGCAGGTTGGAAAAACTACCATTGCATCGATTATAATTCTACACGATTCGATATTTAAAGATTATAATACTACTGCTATAATGTCTACCAACCAATCTTACAGCAATGATAAAATACGTTTGATACACTCTATGTGGGAATTATTGCCCGAGTTTCTAAAGCCACTATTAACGAAAAAAACCAAATCTGAAATTGCTTTTGAAAATGGCTCGGAGATGATTGCTGCCGGTAATGTAGATAGATTAAGGGGCAGGAGTATACAAAATTTTTACATAGACGAATCTGAATGGGTTAAAAATCTTTCATATGTAATTTCATTTATAAATCCCATGATTGCGGCCAATGTAAGAGGTACACTGTTTGCTCTCAGTTCGACAAGAACGACAGAAGAAATAAAAGAAATAACAAGGAACTAAATAATGTCAGAAGGCTATCTCGGCAACCAGCACCTCAAAAGAACAGGTTCTGAAATAGAATGGACAGAAGAACTAATAAAAGAGTATATGAAATGTGCTAATGATCCTATCTATTTTGCTAAGAAATATATTAAAATCGTTCACGTCGACAGAGGATTAATTCCTTTTGATATGTACGATTATCAAGAAGAAATCGTTCAAAAGATTACTGATAATCGTAGGGTAGCCGTGCTAACAGCGAGACAATCTGGGAAAACTACGACAGCGGTTGCAGTTATACTTCATTATGTTCTGTTTAACGAATTTAAAACTGCTGCCATTCTAGCAAACAAGGGCGATTCTGCCCGCGAGGTTCTGGGCAGAATACAACTTGCTTACGAAGCACTGCCTAAATGGTTACAACAAGGAATTGAGGTATGGAATAAAGGTTCTGTCGAGCTTGAGAACGGTTGTAAGATTTACGCAGGAACTACATCATCGAGTGCCATTCGTGGTAAATCTATTTCATTCTTGTATTTGGATGAGGTCGCATTCATCGACGGCTATGATGAGTTCTTTGCTTCTGTTTATCCTACAATTTCTTCTGGTGAAACAACTAAGCTTCTAATGACTTCCACGCCAAACGGACTGAACCATTTTTGGAAAACTTGTAAAGGTGCTGAGGAAGGTACCAACGGTTACGAGTTTGTTAAAGTTATGTGGAATGACGTGCCTGGTAGAGGAGAAGCATGGAAGCAAGAAACACTGGAAGCACTTGACCACGACGAAGAAAAATTTAATCAAGAATATTGCTGCCAGTTCTTAGGAAGTTCAGGCACGCTTATAGCAGGCGATAAACTAAAAGAAATGGCATCAGATAATCCCATAACACAACATGATGGATTGCTGCAATACGAAAAGCCTATAGAAGGTCATACATACGTTACAATTTGCGATGTCTCAAGAGGCAAAGGATTGGACTATTCCGCGTTTTCAGTAATTGACGTTACCAAAATGCCGTACAAACAAGTATGCACATACCGAGATAATTTTGTCGGCCCCGTAGATTATGCATCTACAATTTTCAGAGTATGCACTATGTATAAAGAAGCATATTTGATGGTGGAAATAAATGACATTGGTGGCCAGGTAGCAGATGTTCTATTCCTAGATTACGGATATGAAAATATAGTCTTTACCGAAAATGCTGGCAGATCAGGAAAAAGAGTTTCGGGCGGCTTCGGTAAAAACGTTGATAGAGGTATTAGGACAACGACATCTGTTAAAAGAATTGGTTGTTCTATTTTGAAGATGCTTATAGAACAAAAACAGCTACTCATATCAGATTTCAATACCATACAAGAACTTTCGAGGTTCTCTAAAAAGGGTAACTCTTATGAAGCCGAATCGGGATCGCATGACGATCTGGTCATGACATTAGTTCTATTTTCGTGGCTATCAGATCAATCTTATTTCAAAGATCTGACCGATATAAATACTATAATGGCGCTAAGAGAGAAAACAGATCAACAAATTGATGAAGAAATGCTACCATTTGGATTTATAAGCGACGGCATGGATGATGATTCTTCTCCGGGTTATGAGACAGTCGATTGGTTCTGACTATTGAATTATAGGATTATATAAATAGTTTTATAAGAAATAACACAAAATTCACTAAAATGATAATGTGAGTCTAAATCACAATAAAGGAGATAAACATGGTAGTAAATCTAACTAGCCCGGGAATTCAAACGCGTAACATTGATCTTTCCACGGTAGTGCCTTCAGTATCTACGCTTGAAGGCGCAATGTCTGGGGTTTTTCGCTGGGGTCCAGTAAATGAGCCAATATTAGTTTCATCTGAAGTTGATCTTGTGCGTAAATTCGGTGCCCCTGCGGTCGACTATAATCAAGAAACATTCTTCACGGCGGCAGACTTTCTTGCATATTCTAATGCCCTGTTTGTTGTTCGTGTATCTGATGCGAATACTGCAACCGGTGACAGCAATACAGATGTTGGTGTAATTGATGCGAAATATCCTGGCGCGATTGGTAATTCACTTCGCATTGAAATATACAACAGTGTCAACGAAGGCACCGCTACTTTTGCTGGTGCTACACAAACAACGCCACAAGATGCAACACATTTTAATGTGATAGTTGTTGACAGTGACGGTGGAGTTACAGGTACTGCTGGTTCTATTCTTGAGACATTTGAAAATCTTTCTTCTACGGTAGGCGAAAAGACTGATGACGGTTCTAACAACTACATGCCTACAGTTATCAACGATCAATCGGCATTTATCAATTTCGATACAACAGTTCTTACAGATCTTACAGGTTTCTCTGCATTTGATGTGACTCTAACAGGCGGCGATGATGGCTCAACAGAATCGACAATTGCAATTGGCACACTTCAAGCAGGATATGATCATTTTAATACAGTAGAAAATATCGACATATCACTTGTGATGCAAGGTAAAGCTCGAGGCACTGGTAGTGATGATGAACTTGCGTCCTACATTATCCAAAATATTGCTGAAGCAAGAAAAGATTGCATCGCGCTTATATCGCCCGGTCGTGATGCTGTTGTCAACAACGCTGGGTCTGAAGTTACAGACATTTCAACATTCCGCAACGCAATAACAAACAGTTCTTATGCTGTGATGGACTCAGGCTATAAGTATCGCTACGACAAGTATAATGACCGTTATGTTTACACACCACTGAATGGCGACATTGCTGGTCTCTGTGTTCGTACCGATTCGCAGCGCGATCCTTGGTTCTCTCCTGCTGGATACAACCGCGGTCTTATCAAGAATGTCATTAAGCTTGCGTGGAACCCAAATAAGACTGCTCGAGATCAACTCTACAAGATTGATGTCAACCCCGTTATGACCCAGGTCGGCGAGGGAACTCTTCTATTCGGTGATAAGACAATGCTGGGCCGTGCTTCTGCATTCAGCAGAATTAATGTTCGCCGTCTGTTTATCATCTTACAGAAATCGGTTTCATTAGCTGCTCGTTCGACTCTATTTGAATTTAATGATACATTTACTAGAACACAATTTAAAAATACTGTCGAGCCTTTCTTGCGTGATATCCAAGGACGTAGAGGCATTACCGATTTCAGGGTTGTATGCGATGTAACAAATAATACGCCGGCAATTGTAGATGCTAATGAATTTGTAGGTGATATTTATGTCAAACCTGCTCGCTCGATCAATTTTGTGCAATTAAACTTTGTCGCTGTTAGAACTGGGGTTGAGTTCTCAGAGATAGTGGGGCAATTCTAATATATTTTTTAATCGGAGGGTTGTATCATTTTCAACCCTCCGAATTGATTAGTAATATTGGCCTTTTATTATAAATAGAACAACCAACCAGATAAGTGTTAAAACACAAAAAGGAGTTAACAAATGACATTCGATGTATCACGAATGAGATCTCAATTAGTAGGAGGCGGCGCTCGTCCTACACTTTTCGAAGTTCAAATTACGAACCCGATTAATTCTATTGCCGATTTCAAAATACCATTTATGATAAAAACCGCAGCCTTGCCTGCATCCACCGTAACGCCGATTGAAGTACCTTACTTCGGACGTAAGCTGAAAGTTGCAGGTGATAGACAATTTGCAGATTGGGAAGTAACTGTCATCAACGATGAAGACTTTGCTGTCCGTAATGCAATGGAAGAATGGATGAACG